GCGTATTGCGTCTGCTGCGCGGCGAAGAATTCACGCCCCTTGAGCGGCCATACTTCAGCCCAGATGGTGTGATCCGGGGTGTCGTTGATGACGTTGATCCACGAGACGACTTCTTCGCCGGCGGCGGTTCGGGTGACGCTCTTTTGCTGGAGCTTGATGCGGTGCGTCGCTCTCCCTGGGTCGAAAACTGATATTTGCACGTCATCAAGCCCGGTAGAACCGCTCAGCGTCGAGAAGATGGTCGACGTAGAGCAGTGGCTGCATGGCATTTGCGATGGCGCCAGATGGGTTGTCGAGCGCCTGAATCACGTGAACAATTATCCACAGCCGGATGTTTGCCGGGACATCGGCCGGGGAATCGCCATAACCCACGACGAAACGCACTCGGACGGCATGCGGAACGGCGGCAGTGGCAGGCCATGTCTCGTCCGGGTTGAGCAGGACTCTGCATGGCGCGCTGTCTCCATCCAGGGCATAGACCGTGTCGGGGCACGTTTGCTCGGTCGAGTTGCTGTCGATGTACTTGATGCTGGTGATGCTCTGCGCATCCGGCAGCAAGAGGTCAATTGCACCAGACGGGAAAACGTCGAGCACCAGCTCGACAGTCTGGGTGATGAGCCGACGGCCGAGTCTGTGCTCGGCCTCACGCCGCAGGCCGGGAATGAGCAGATCGGCAAGATGGTCATCGAAGCTGCTGGCGTCGAGGCGCGCCGACACCTTGATGTCGTCGACGGTCACCGGCTCGGCGTCAGGCGGCGTGATGTTGATGAGCGGCATTTGGACTCACAAAGGTTTGTCAGCGAAAAGGCAAACAACAGACGGGCAATTCATGACTGGCCGATCCTGGCAACGGCTTCTTGTGGGGCGATCAAGACAACCGGTCTTTGATCAGACACGACGAGAAAAACTGAATCACGCAGTTCGCCGTGCCCAACAAGGCGATTTCCTCGCCACGAGTAGAACGCGGACCGCCAAGTGACTGAAGCGTCTCGCCATGTCGCCGGAGTCGCCATCTAGCCAACCATCAGAGCAGGTTGGCCATGTTGGTCGCATGGCCGCTGTCGAGCAGCGAGGACATGGCATCAGCCGTAGCAAATGCGACTGCGCCGACTTCCGACTTCGTATAGCCCGCGTTGTCCCCCTCTCCGTCCGGCAGCGTGTTGCCGTAATCGAGAGCCTGCCATTCACGCTGCAGCGCCTTGAGATCGTTGATCCCGTCCCATACGCGACGATTTGCCGCACGCACCGCGCTGATGTAATCCTGATGCCTGTTTGCCATTGTGTTGCTCCTTTTATGTCAGCAGGCCGAGTGCCTGCAGTTTTGTTTCGAGTTGATCCACTCTCGTCTTGAGATTGTTGATCGTGGCAATCGCCAGATCACGATTGCCAGAGGTATCCCACCCACCGGCAGCCGTGCCAGTGCCACCCGCAGGAGCCGCAGCGACGGTTGCCGTCAGTGCCGTCGGTTTGGCAACCGCATTGCCTCCGTAAAATCCGAGCAAGACCTGCGTACCGTCCGCCTCAAGCCGGATGCCTTCCCGCAAACCTGTTGAGTCGGCGGCCCATAGGCGTGTGCGGGCCTTACGAGTAGCATGCGTGGCATCTACCCACGACGCAGACAGAGCGCCCTGCAGCGTGTCTGTCGTCGTGCTGGACTTTGCGGCCAGATTGATTCGTGCACCCAGGCCAGCAGCGCCGGCGCCGGTCGAGTTTTTTGAAAACGTGGCGAGGTCATACAGCGCATTCGTGGTGGCGTCAGAAACAGTAAAATTCCAAATCGGCGCTGATCCGGTTGCGGTTCTTACAACTTTGCCTACGCTATCGACAGCCACCGATTCCTTATTAGATTCGTCGTACTTTGTCTCAAACTGAGTGCTGGTTTTTGTGATGCTTACCTTGCCGTAAATATCCCCATCGTCTTGCCTGGAAAGATAGGTTGGAGCAATCGCAATCGACTTTTTATTGTAGACTGTCCACGACACGAGAAATAGTTGCGCGTAAGCATAACCAACTTTTGCTTCTGAAATAGTGACTTTTATTGTTTTTGTGCCGTAACATGCACCCCCAGTCGCCAGAGTATATACGGCATCCGTACTTGACCAATTTGTTTGAGATGTAGAGTAAAGCAGCACCATGCTAGAATCATAAAACTCTACGGAAAAACTTTTTGGCGCATTATTTCCATAAAAATACAGAATAAAATGTCTGCCGTGTGAATACGTTGCCTCTAGGGTAAATGTTATTGTAACAGGCAGCGCCGCTGAGTCCCATCTGACTTCTGTACCTCTGTTATCTACCAGGTTATCTAATGTTCCGGCAATTGGCGCAACGGTAGACGTAATTGAACCACCCTTAAAACCTAGCATGGCCAGACGATTGAATGCGCCTGGAACAAGCAAAGGCGCTCCACCTTTACTATATCCGAGCACTTCTGTATACACCCCGCCAATTTCAACCGGCGCGGTACTGTTTCCTGTTAATGGCACAAATAGGGCAGATAGCGCAGCCTTAATGTTTGCCCACGACAGTTTTTTCATGATATTGGACGCGGCAGAATCCATCAATCCAATCTGATCTGCATCAACCGGCGTCGTCTTGCTGGTCGCGCCGTTGATCAAGGAACCAATGGTCGTCGTCGTTTCAGCAGGCGTTGCTGAGTCGCCGGTATTCGTGCCGGTACTTGTGCCGCTGCCAGATGGTGCTCCGACCATCGCCGCAGTAATGCCGCCAACAGTCCCGGTAAATGTCGGCGATGCAATGTTTGCCTTTAGGTTCAGCGCGGTCTGTTGTGCCGTCGAGACCGGCTTGTTTGCATCGCTGGTGTTGTCGACAGCTGACAGACCCACTTGAGATTTTGTGACCGAGTGAGGATTGGCCGTGTCAGATGCGTGCGCCGCTGGCGAATAATCAGCGCTGGCAGTGGTTGCCGCACTGCCGAGGCCAAGCGTCGTGCGCGCAGTAGCGGCGTCAGCGTCATCGACCAGCGTCGCACCAAACGCCGATATGCCGTGCGCCGTTGTGACAGCGTTATGCGTCGAGACTGCGCCGTCGGCTTCAAAATCTCCCGTTGCGGCGGCGGCGGCGGAGCCGAGAGTCGGCAGACCCGACAGCGTNNTGCCGCCAGTAACTCCTCCAGATCCGAGCACTCCGGTAAGCTGCGATCCGTCGACGGGCGGGAGCTTTGCGCTGCCATCAAGCTGCACGATATTGAGCGCTCCGGTGCCGACGTTGAGCGTAGCGGCAGTTCCGAGTGCGGATTCGAGCGCGTAGCCAGGGTGCGGATCACCAGCCACTTCATGCGCCGAGATGGCGGCAGCGGCTGCAGCAGCGGCATCAATAACGTCGACCAGGCGCTTTTCGATTGAGGCAGGGTCAGTGCTGCCTGTTTCGCCGATGACTATTTTGATAGCGTCAACATCATCAGCAAGAGCGGTGTGGTGCTCGTCGTGATATGGCCCGGGATCGCCGAGGGCGGTATTGACGGGGTCGGCTGGAACGGCTGCGATGGGTACTATCGCGCCAGGAAATACGGATGTGGTCATGGCTTAAGCTGACGTGGTGATTTCAGGCAGCACGTTGAGCACAGAGCTAGCTGCACATGCGGCCAGAACGCTGCCGTCGCCGCGGATAAGTTCGATGTCGAAATACCTCTTGGCAGCGGCAAGGGCAAGGGCCGCCGATGGCGACAAAATGAGACGTAGAGCCCGGGCAACGGTGTCTATCAGCAGGCCGCCGCTGGTGTGCCGGTAGGTGGCGAGAACGGCTCCAGAGACGCTGCTTTTGACGTCCATGCGCGCTTCGACGAACTGCGAAAGGTCGAGCGGCTGACGATAGACAAGATGGCCACCGCTGGTGTAGGCGCCAAGGCCGGCAGCATTGACGTCGTTGAATTCGACGGTGTCCGTGTCGACGACGGTGACGCGTCTGAAGCTGTCGTCCTGGACGCCGTCCCACGGGGTGTTTATCTCGGTCATGCCGCCCACGTCCTGAACCATTGCGCGCCATCCATCAGGACATCCGTGCGCGGGCGCAGTGATGCTGATCGGGGCGCTGTTGGCGATGCCGGTGATGGGCACGTAGACAAGCTCATCGGTTTCAAGCCGGATCGGGATGTCTGCACTGGCGCCGCGGCGAATGGTTAGGTTTAGCTTGGTGAGCATGTTGCTTCCAAAAAAAAGCCGCTCGGTTAGGAGCGGCTTTATGGGGTGGCGTCGCGCTTACGTCGTGGCGATCTTGAGCAGCTTGATGGCCTGCGAGTTGCGGATCTTCCCGCCGACACGCTTGCGCACGTAGAACTTGACGAAGCCCGGGGAGGTGATTTCGTCGCGGGTAATGCGCATTCCGACGCGGTCGGCGATAAGGTAGCCTTCACGGAAGTCTCCGAAGGCGAGCGGGAAGGCGTTGGCGGCGACTGCCGGCATGTCTTCGGCTTCGGTCACGCCGTAGCCCAGGAACGTCGCGGGCTGGCCGGCGACGACGGATGGCTGCCACAGATACTGATTCTGGCCGTCCTTGTACTTGCGCATGGCGGCAAGCACGAGCTTGGACGTGACCCACTGCGCATTGGCGCGGTAGCGGGCGCGCAGTGCGTACACGATGTCGTAGAAAAGGTCAGCCGAAGTGGGCATTGCGGCCGCCTGTCCGCCGGCGATGTACTGCAGGGTGCCGAAGGCGCGCGAGGCGTCAACCGTGGTGACCGGGGTGGGGCCACCCAGGAAGCCGGTGGGCTTCTTGGTGCCGTCGCCGCTAACGAATGCGGCGCCCTCGCCTTGAGCAAGGGTTTCGGACGCCGAGTCGATAAGCCAGTTTTCGACGTCGAAGAAGAGGTCGTCAAGCGACTCTTCGGACGCCTGCGGCTTGGCGCTGGCCATGCCGAACGTTGGGGCTACTTCCGCCAGGTCGGGCGTGTTGGTCTGGTTGCGGGTGTCCGTCTCGCCGAGCCACTCGAAGCCGGCGCCGTTGATGTCGAACAGTTCCTTGTAGTCGGAAGTGCCGACCTGGCGAACGGTGGCGATCTGGCGGATCGGGGAGATGTCGACGGACAGGCGGGCGATGCTGCGCTCGATC